ACCAGTAAATTCTGCTTGAAAGTTATTATTTTTAAATCCCCAAAATACATAAGTACCTCCACCAGTACCAGTTACAAATATATTAAGTTTTCCACTATCAGTTTCATTATCATATCTTTTAACCCAGTAACTCATAGTAAATGTTGTACCACTTGTAGGAGTACCTGCTGTAAATTTTAAAGTACCATCTTGAGAATCACTATTTCTGACAGAGTTAGCTATTTGATGGCTATAAAAATCACCACCACCTGCACTTGCTGCTGCTGCTGCGGCTCCCATTAAATTATTTTGAAATACACCCATTATGCATACGCCTGTGAAATTATCATTTGAATATCTCCACCTACTCCATCACTTGAAGCAGAAACTATTATGTAATCTAATCTATCTACAGCACCATTAGCTGTTGACATGGTTGGATCTGTACCACCTATAAACTTAAAGTCTGCGTGATAAGCCATTGTACCACTTCCTCCACTTTGTGTCAAGAAAATACTTCCTGTTTGTCCATCACGACAACCAATAGGTTGAGCTAAAGTATGAGCTGCTGTAACTGTTGTACTAAAGTTTTGACATGTACCAAAGTTTAATGATACAGATGTTACACCATTAATAGCTGTTGCACATACAACTGCTGCAGCACTTTTAGTTAATTGTAATTGACCTTCTAAACTTGTATTACCTGAAACTCTAACTGTTCCTAAGAAACCAGAGTTACCAGTTATTGTTGTAGTACCTGTTATTTTAGCAGTACCTACTAATTGTGTATTACCACTTACACAAACATCTCCATCAAATTCTGCCTTACCACCAACAACTAATATACCTTCTAATGAAGTATTCGTTGATACTCTAAATGTACCTCCTACACCTAGATTACCAGTTATAGTTGTATTGCCTGTTATAGTTGCTGTTCCACCTACAGTTAAATTTCCTACAAGAGTTGTATTTCCAGATACACAAACGTCATCATCAAACTCTGCTTTTCCAGCAACTGTTAATGTAGATGCCAAATTTACTGCACCACCAACAGATAAAGCTCCACCTATTGAGGCAGCTCCAGCAACTGTTGCCGTACCTCCTACATTTATATTACCTGATACAGATGCATTACCTGCAACATCTAATGTGCTACCAAGAGATACAGCACCTGTAATAGTTGTTGTGCCTCCTACAGCAAGATTACCTACTAATACTGTATTACCTGATACACAAACAGCACCATCAAATTCAGCTTTACCTGCTACAACAAGAGTACTTCCGATACTTACTGCATCTTTTAAATGAGCTTCTCCTGCAACAGTTAATGTTGAATTAAGTTGTACAGCACCTGCTATTGTAGTATGACCTCCAATATTCATATCACCAGAAACTGATACATCTCCATCAAATGTTCCATTACCTATAACTGTAACTGTACCACCTACATAAAGATTACCACCGACAGTTGCATTATTAACTGATATATTTCCTTCTACTGAAGCAGTTATACCTGTTAAATTAGAACCATCTCCATAAAAAGCACTAGCACATACTTTAGCATTAGCAGCTTGTACGTTTGCTCCTGCTATTGTAACAGTTCCACCAACTACTAATCCACCTGATACCGATACATCATCTTCAAATTCTGCTTTGCCTGTTGTATTTAAAGTACCCCCTACAGATGTATTACCTGTAATATCTAAAGTACTTCCTAAACTTACAGCACCTGCTATCGTTACGTGACCACCAACATTTATATCACCTGATACAGATACATCACCATCATATGTTGCATTACCTACAACTGTAAGAGTACTTCCTACATAAAGTGTTCCACCTACTGTAGCATTATTAACTGATATATCACCACCAACTGACATTGTAACACCAGTTAAATTTGAACCATCTCCAAAGAATGCTGATGCACATACTTTAGAACTAACATGCACATCACCTTTTACAGTTACATTACCTCCAAGACTTACATTACCTGCAACATCTAATGTGCCACCTACAGAAGCATTACCTGAAACTCTAACAGCTCCTAAAAATCCTGCTGTGCCTGATACTGTAGCAGTACTTAATAAATTAACTGCACCACCAATAGATGTTGCACCTGCTATCGAAGCTGTTGATTGTAAATGTGTAGCTCCAACAACTGTAACAGTACTTGCAAAACTACCAGCACCTGCTGCATGAAAAGCTCCACTTACAGTCGCAGTAGATTTAAATAATGCTGCTCCACCAACTGTTAATGTACCACCAATTGTTACTGTATTAGCTACAACTAAACTTGATACTGATATGTCACCACCAATAGACATGGTAACACCTGTTAAGTTAGAACCATCCCCAAAATATGAAGAGGCACAAACTTTATCAGTAACTTGTAAACCACCTGACACAGATGCATTACCATCTACACCAAAAGTACCTGCAATTTTAACAGCACTTGTAGCAACTTTAATTGCTGTATTAGTACCATCACCTGTTTGTATATTTGTTAAAGATGCATCAACACCTGTATTACCAGATGTATCTATTTGTAATAATTTTTTATATGTAGCATTAATTAAGCTGTTTGATAAATCACTCATACTGTATCCCACTTTCTATTATCTGGATCTGGTACATCATTCCATGTAATATTAGCCAATGCCCAAATTAAATTTCTACCACCATCATCAGGTCTTGGATTTTGAATTGCAGGGTTATCTCTTACATTTGGAACTTTATTTTGTGGATGATTTTTAAGATCAAATGCACCATCAAAACATGTTGGACAATTAAGCATTCCGTAACTATTTAATTTCATTACTCTATGTGGATATACAAAACTGCATGAATCGCACATAGCTTTTGCATTTTTATTACTTGCCACTATACATACCTATATCTTGGTTTAATAAGTAAACTTGCTCTTTCTCTATCTTCATCTAAAGCACGAGCTAATTTTTCTTCATAATTTGCTTTTAACATAGCTATACGATCCATTGGTATACCACTTCTTTTCATAGATAAATAATAAGATAATCCACATGTTAATGCTGGCAAAAATCTTACAGGTGAATCTGCATTTTGATCAGCAGATTTATTTACATCTTCTACTTGACGTATAGCTTCTATTTGTAAAGTATCTGTTGTATTATCAGGAAGGGGCCACACATAAATTTTTGGATTAGCTAAATCTCTTTTAACAGTAAATTGTGTTGGTCTGCCTGTTTGTGTTTTATTTGGTATATTTAAATATTCTTCAAAAGATATTCTTTGTAATTCAATATCTGTTGAATCTCTTCTTAAATTAATTTGTAAAGCATCTGTTGTAGAACTTGAAAGATCGTATGTTCCTAAACTTGTTGATACAGTTACAGCAGTTGTATATGTTTTCCATAATAAAATCCCTCTGTTTTGCCAATCGTTTAACATTAAGTTAAGTGATCTTCTAGCAGATTGAGGTGTATGTCCAAGAGTTTGTTCACCACCAATCATCTCAGTAGCTTCTTGAATTACTTCATCTATATCTAAATTAAAATTATATGTACCTGATGTTGCCATTATGTTTTAACCTTATGAACTTTTTGTATTAAAAAAGAAGCTGTTAAAGATGCTCCTTTATGAGGTTTATAACCACCAGTTGGATTTTTCATTAACTTAAATTCTTTACCTTTTTTCATCCAATGAAAACCTTTAGGTGCAGCTACTTTTTTTGTTGCCATTATATTATCCTTTAATCATACATAGATGCAACTAAAAGAGAACCACCATGTTTAGCAGCAAATGTTTTTACATTTGTGGGTTTACCTTCTACACCTTGTTTCTTTGATCGTTTTCTTTGTACTGCTGATTTTCGTTGTGATGCTGTCATACGTTGAGCTTTTGCTTTAGGCACACATTTAGGATATTTACGTTTAGAACCTTTAGCTTTTTTTCTACCACAAGGTTGAAACTTACCATCTTTCTTAGGAGCTCCTATATCTACCCATTCTTCATTGACCCATTTTTTTAATGCACCACCTTCTTTTGCTTTTACTTTTCCTTTACAAACTTTTGATGCATACATATTAGCATATGCTGATGGATATACATCAAACTTTCTTTTAGCTGCAGCTTTACCTTTTGGACATAATTTAGCCATTTAACATTTCCACCTTCTACGTGCTTGTCGTAATCTTGAGTTAGGGTTTTTAGCTGCTTTAGGAAACTTCTTCATTTGTCCTGCAGATCTTGCACAGTAACTCTTTCTCCTATTAGCATCTTTACTACCTGGTTTAACTTTGCCTGTTACAGCAGTTTGTAAGTTACTACCAGGATTTTGTGCTCTATATCTTTTAACACCTGCTGTAGTCATACCAGCACCAGCTTTAGTAGGTCGTTTACCTCCACTACTAATAGTAATACCTTTCATATTACTTTGTTTACGTTTAGTTTTAGGTCCTGTACCTCTACCCATTATTTTTTAACTAAGCTCCCACCAAAATATAAACCAATTATTGCTGACATTAAATGTGTATCAAGAGGTGTAATAACTACACCATTAAATAATCTATCCATATAGACTTCTTGTTTATCTATTAAGAACCAGAAGCCACCTTTAAATTCTGTCCATGTAAGAACAACACCAACATCTGTAAAGACAGGAACAAGTTTAGGATATGCAATAATAAAAAAGACTGCAGTTAATGCAATAATTCTTCTTGTCCATTGAAATCCTTTATTGTCAAACTCTCTAGCTTTACCAACTTCTGCCATTTGAAACTTATCTCTAGCTAATAGCATCTTTTGTTGTTCTTGTTTATTTTTAGTTGCTTGACTCCACATTGACATGACTCCACCTAAAAGGCTAGAGCCAAGCATTGTAATCATTTCAACTGGTAAACCACCTAACATATCTTACTCTTTTCTTAAACTTTTAAAAAAATTTATAATCTTATCTATAATTTTATTTCTCACTTTATCTGTCCTCCTTTATAAAGTTTCTGAACAAACTTCTGTCCAGAATTGTCAATTAGTTTACCACCTGATTTCATATCTTTTTTAAACTTTTTATATACATCAGGTTTATTAATAGCTAAATAAGCTTTTTGTTTATCAGATGCAAAAGGCATTCTTACTTCTTTGTATCATAAAACTGTGAAATCTCTGTATTACCATCATGGATATTTTTAGAGCTACCACCATAGAGTTGATATGTCATACCACCACCAGCTCGTTTCATCATTCTACCACCATATTTTTTAGATACCATCTTATCACGATTTCTTAACTTTTGAAAATCATTTGCAGTAATAGTACCACTACCATCAGCATCTAATTTTTTTTGATTTCCTGTTAATGTTCCACCACCAGCTCGTTTCATTACTTTACCACCCATAGATTTTTTAATATATTTGCCTGGTGCAGCTCCCATTAAACCAGGACTTGGCTGAGATTTATTTTTTTCTTTTATATTTTTTAGCTTAATAGCTCTATCTTCTTTAAATTTTTTTAGCTTATCAGCTCTCTCTTTCTTATATGCTTCTAGCTTATCAGCTCTCTCTTTCTTATATGCTTCTAGCTTAGTAGCTCTATCTTTCTTATATGCTTCTAGCTTAGTAGCTCTATCTTCTTTAAATTTTTTTAGCTTAGCTTTTCTATCTGCTGACATTACTTTACTCCAATATTTTGTACATCTTTAGTAGATGTAGAAAAAGTTTTACCTTTTTCATAATTAGCATCTGATACTGCATCTATAGTTCCATGCACTTGAGGACCTTTACGAGCCTTACCAAACCCTTGTCCTGTAGGTTTACCTGTTACCTCTTCTAAATTAGCAGGGTATCTTAGTAAAGTATGTGGTCCTGAAAGATTACTTTCTTTTTCCATTTTTCTTTTTCCTTTTCTTCTTATTTGGTTTTATTATTTGTTGTCGTATATTAACTCTACTTACCATAACGAGCTATACCCCATCCTCTAGGTTTCTTTTTATTTTTTTTATTTTTCTTTTTTATAGATCCACCTTCTTGTAATCCTAATAATTTAAAACCTGAATCAAACATAGCATCACCTAAACTATAATTCATTGGATTTTTTCCAGGACGAAGTAATTTAGAACCAGCTAATCCATAAATATTATAAAGAACTCTATCTGTTAAAGATGCTTTTTTCTTTTTTCTTCCCATTAGTTAGCACCTTGAATAATTGGATTAGGTCCTCCTTCAGGACTTGCTGGAGTTTGCATATCATCTCTTCTAGTTCTTCTTGCTTGATTACGTAATGCATCTATTGAATTTTTATATTGTGCTTCCATAACTGGAACATTATTCCAACTCTTCATATATATTATTGCCTCTATCATACATGCATTAAACAATGCATTATAACAAAACTCACTAAAATAATTTGATGTTGTTGCACTTGTGCCTGTAGCACTTGATAAAGCTAAAGGACTTTTTGTATAATGTATTTCACTTACTACAGCAGATGCTGGAGTAGGTACTATATAAATCTCTGTATTATTTTTTCTTGAATAATATCTTGGTGTGCCTGTTGAAGCACTTGCATAGGGCCAGTAGTCTATTGCATATTCGTAAGGTCTTTGTAATAAAGTTGTAATATTAGATGATACACTTGTTCTATACATTACATTACGAACTACTAAAGCTCCACTTGGTAAAGTTACATTAGGATTATTTGCTGTTAATGTAACAGATGTATAATAATCTAATCCTGAATCATCTAATTCTTTTATTAAACGATCTTCAGCTCTATTAACAAAAGCAGGAATTTGATCTGCAAACTCTGTAGAATCATTTTCTGCTGTATTTATGATATCTGTTTTAAGATAAGAATAGGTTGCCATTTGTTATCCTAAGAATAAAGTTACACCACCTGCATTAGGAGTTGATACAGAAATTGAAGCATCACATTTAATACCAAGTTCTCCTATAAAAATATCTGCTGTTCCACTTGCAGGAACTTGAAATTTTATTTTACTACCTACAGAATCTTGTATATCAAATGTACCTGCTATAGTTGAGTATGCATGTATAGCTAAGATACGTGACGTACCTTCTGTAGTTACAATAACACCACTTCCTGATAAAAATTTTGATTTACTTGCCATGTTTTTTCTTTCTATTTAAAAACTGGAGAGATGGAATCACTCTCACCTCTCCAGAATTATTAAGTATTAGACTCCAGGATTTCCATACCATCCTCTCCAATCTGAAACACCGAAAGAATATCTTTCACGTGCTTTAAATCGAAGATTTCCAGTATCAAAATCTGGTTCCATTTTAGTTTGTAGAGGTGTTCTAATAAACATCTTCGTGCTATTTGGAACATCTGTTTTTACCCACCAAGCATCTCCATCATTGAATCTTCTATTTATATAGAATCCTTGAGGAACCATACCCATATGTCTTGTAGGATTGATATCGTTATCTGAACTGCTAGGTTTTCCCGGTGTGTTCAATATAACGTCAGCAATATTCCAAGAATCTACAGGAATGTGTAATGACATAGCACTTGCTCCTACTAAAATACCTCGATCATCTTTAGTCTTTTGAATTTGAGTTAAAGTTGTTTCAAGGGTACTTTGAGAAAGATCTGCATTTGTACCATTATTTGCATAGTTACTTTGTAGTCCAGCTACAACAGTTGGGTGTGATGCTGAAATAAATGCAACACCATCTCCTATTGCAGAATTACCAGCAGTAAAAGCATTGTTATATAACTCAGCAGCTTTAGCTTGCTTAGTATTTGCCATTGCTCTTGCTAGTCCTTTTGCACGTAACTTAGCGAAAGTATCATATAGATTATCTTCCATTGCTTCTTCAGTTACTGCAAAAGCTAATGCAATAGTTTCGTTAGTATAACGAGCAGTATAAGACTCTGATGCATCATCATAACTAACTGCAGCACCTTCATTTTTAGTTGGTGCTGTTCCAAAACCTGTGAAGAGTACTTCCTCTTCAAAGGCACGATCTGAGTTCTCTATATCATATAGAGGCTCATGTTCATTGTTTACTTCTCCGTACTCCAATCCGAAAACTGCATTCAGTCCAGGAAGGAGCTCTTTACTAATACTAGCTCTATTTATAGCCATTATCTAATCTCCTTTAGACTAATTTGAAGTACTAACCATAGCACGCACAAAATTACTTCTATGCCCACTTAGCCAGACTTCTACAATTGGGTATTGATCAAGAGAACTTACATTACCACCGACTGACATTCCGTCATACATTTTACGTCCAACAACTCTAGCATGAGCACCTATTTCAGCACTTGTTGCTACTGCACCAGCTTCTAAGTGATACCTAGATTGACCAGTAATAGTTGATCCAACAGATGCATTAGTAACAGAACAAGTATAATTGTTCACAATTGCTAATTCACCATCAGATAAAGTTGCATTCGCTTGAATGTAATATGTTTGTGTAGGATCAGTAATGACATGTAATTTAACATCAGACGCAGATGTTGCACCTGTCCAATGACGAGAGAATTTTGGTTCTCCATCTTCTACATAAGTACAACCTTGGAAAACACCTGAAGGTTTACATGAAGTTCCTGCTAAAGGTGTAATAGTACCTGTAGGCATAATAACAATCATGTCACCTGTAAAGATGTCTTTAGGAAGCATTGCTGTCATAGCAACTGCAGAATTGGAAACAGGTTGAACAATTTGTCCAAATGCTTCTGTATTCGCTTGACCATCTCTTTTTCGAACTGGAAGGAAACCAAACGGATTATAACTTGTAGCCATTTCAATTTCTCCTATTTGAAAATTTTAAAAAAAAACAAAAGGCTTATCCCTGAAATTGAGGGGTTCTTCCTTTTGTTACTGTTGATTTAGAATTATTACTAATCGGCATACGTGAGTTAGAAGCCTTCATCAATTGTGAATTTACTGCCTCCATCTGTTCTGCTGATTTAGCTTTATAAAATTCTTTTTTAGCCTCTAGCTTTTTCGTAGGTATTTTACCTAACGCAACATCTCCACGACTGATGACTCCAGCATAGCGACCTTCCTTCCTCACGAATGAAGTTGCACTCATTTCAGGTACTTCGGTAGGTGTCACAAATTCCCAACCTTGATTTAGTTTCTTACCAACATTCATGTAATCATCATTACCTCGTAAGTCGATACGTAACCAACCAAGTGTTAAACCTTCGCTTTCAAATCTCTGTTTTACATTTTCAGGAATTGAAGTTGCATTAGGTTCTTCATATGTATAATCTGTTTCTTCTCTAGTTTCAGTTTCTCTGTTCTGAGTACTACGTGTATTTAATCGTGTCATTTTACCCTCCACGTTTCATATTAACTGTTGTATACTCGCCTTCGGCTTTCTCTGTTTTAAGCTTTTCAGCTGCATACTGTTCAAGTGGTATACTCCATTTATTAGCTAATCTTATATCTCCTTGAGATAGTTTAACTTTTTTAGAGCTAGGAGAGGAACGTGAACTCCCTGCTACAACTTGAGATGGTGTTGACGAACCATCTGTACGAATTTCTTTTTCAGCAACAGGCTCTTCTGTTTTAAATTTATGAGGAAATGCTGCTGTAATTCTTTTATCAATCTCTGTATAAAAATCAGGATCTTGTGGTGTGTATCCTTCATTTTTTAATTCAGCATCAATAGCTAATGCAGATGCTGTCATAATATTATCTTTACCGAACCATTCATTATTAGCAGCCCAATCTTGTGCTCTTGGATCTGGAGCAGGTTGCATTGGTTGTTGTGTTTCTTTAGGCTGTGTTACTCCTAGTTCTTCATCTTTAAACTGTTCTTTTGTTACTGTTAAAGTTTTTAAATCTACTTGAGCTTCATTTAAAACTTCTTGAGCCTTTAAAAGTTTTTCTTTATCTTGGCTTTCAAAAGCTTCTAAGTAAGAATTTCTTGCTAATTCAACTTTATCATTTAATTGTTTTTCAGTTGCATCTAAATTTAATTTATTAGCTTTGCTAAATTCATTTCTTTGTTGAGTTGTTTTATTATGTAAAGTTTCATTCTGTTGAATTAGTTTTTGAATTTGCTCATCTCGTTCTTTTCGTTGACGAATAAGTTGTTTTATTCTTTTTTGAGCACCTTCAGTTTCAATCCCTTTTAATTCTTCAGGGGTTTCTTCTTGTTTAACTTCTGGTTTTGTTGTTTTCTCTTCTGCTTTAGTAGGCGAAGAAGCTTCAACTTTTTCATTCTCTTCACCTTCTACTTCATACTGCACTTTATCTTCTTGTTTATTTTCTGTTTCTGGAACTTCGACTTCATTCCATTCTTCTTTGTCTGCCATGTTATCCTCCGTTGTATACGACACAAACGCATTACGTATTATTGTTATTACTTATATTATACCATACTTTTTCCTATAATGCAAGTTTAAAATGAACCTTTTGTTAAATTAAATGTAGGATCTAAATCTGTAGGATTTTCAACTTTCATAATTACTTGATCATCAAATAATAATAATAGTCTAACTCCTTTATAAAATAGTTTTTGTCCTACATGTTTACCATAGGCAATGTAATCATTCTTCTTACACCATGCACCATTTGGAAATTTATCTGGATCTTGATAAGCTAACTCACCAAGTTTTAATACTCTTCCAACTGTGGTTAAATATGATATATCTTCTCTTGTTGAATCAGGTAAGAGTATACCACCTTTTGTTGTTTCTTTTATACTAATAGGTCTTACAAGAATATGATAACCAGGAAGGTCTGGTAAAACTCCTGGATCTCTCTGATCATCATCTGTAATCCACAGATCATTCTTTATACCTTTTTCTAAAGCTACTTGTTGCATCAGTCATCATCCTCTTCAGCATAAGTTCGTTTTTTAATTATATCTTTTAAATTTTGTTTAGCCCATTCTATGCCATAGATAGAGCCAACCATTTGCCTATAGTGAGAATGATCTTCTGCAGATCCTGAACCTAATTGATTTTTTAAATTCATAATTTCCTCACTATAAGCTTCGACTACTTCATCCCATATATCCATTGATTAAATTTCTGCACATGCGTAACAGTTAATCTCAAGACCTACAGATATTTCTTTTATATTAGGTGATTTCCACATAATATATCCTTTCTATGTTATATTAATATTAAGCAAATGGTGTTGCTAATGTACCATCACCATAAACGATTCCGTCTACATGCCATACAGCAGTAGCACTTCCTTGTCCACCAGTAGCAATACCTACACAGTTAATTTTGCTACCAATAAAACGACCTTTAGTATCAGCATCCATTACAATTTTATCATCATCTGAACCATCAGCATAAAATTGTTTAGCACTTACAGTTCCTGGTGCATCTTTATCCCAAATAAGTAAATTTGAAGATGCTGTATAAATATCATTAGCAGATGCTCCATCAAGACTAAAAGTACCAGTAAATGTTGTACCAACAATAAATGTATAATTTAATCCTGCTGCTGCAGTTGGTAAAGTTACAACAATACCTGCTGCTCTATTTAAAAGATAAGTTGTACCTGAGTCTGAAGTTTCTACAGATTTTGTTGCAGCAGTAATACTTTCAATAACTCCAACAGAATTAGTAGCACCTGTCATTTTCATAGTACCACTACCAGATACATTACCACTTGAATCAATAGTAAAGTTATCGGTTGCTACTCCGTTTGATAAGGATATCTGTTTGAATCCTCCTTCAGACCTAATAGGTCCATTAAATGTTGAGTTTGCCATTTTTCCTCCTTA